CGAGGGCGGTTGGGAGGATTCGGATAAGATTCGCTTCCGTGCAGGTAAACCGCAAAAGATAGGCGGTTGGGAAAAATATCTCACGGACCAGCTTATTGGTGTTCCAAGGGCCTTGCACATCTGGCGTGCCTTGGATGGCACGACCTACACTGCAATCGGAACACACATCAAAATTTATGTGGACACGGGCGGTGTATACTCAGATGTTACCCCGTTGCGTGAGACGCAAGCTCTTACTAATCCGTTCACTACGACAGCAAGTTCCGCGACGATTACTGTTACCGATGTCGCGCATGGTGCGGATGACGGGGCGTATGTAACAATTTCTGGGTCCACCAGTGTGGACGGCATTCCGGATACTGAAATAAACGCCGAACATGTAATCACTTATGTGGACGCGGATACTTACACGATTACAGTAACAACCACAGCAACAACCGGCGGTGTTACGGGTGGTGGAGCTTCCGTTTCTGCTGCGTATCAAATAAATCCTGGGCAGATAGACGGTCTCTACCAGTACGGTTTTGGGGCCGGGGCTTGGGGCGCCGGTACGTTTGGTACAGTGCGCACAACCGGTGTGTCATTGTCCCCGCGCACGTGGTCTATGACCAACTGGGGTGAAGATTTAATTTTCAGTTATCTTGGTGGTCCCGTTTTTGTTTGGGATACCTCCGCCGGTGGCAACACCCGTGCGACCGAGATTACGCAGGCCCCGAGCAAGAATAATTTTGTAACCGTTACAAAAGATCGCCACTTGGTGTGTCTTGGGTGTAATGACCCTAGCGATGACAGCAGTGCGATTGATACGATGAATGTCCGCTGGTGTTCCCAAGAAGATTACACTGATTGGGTTCCGGTTATCGAAAATACTGCGGGCAGTCAGCTTCTGACTGGTGGTACGCAGATTCTATCTTGTGCCAACATCGAAGGCCAGACGATGATTTGGACCGATGAAGATATGCATTCGATGCAGTATATCGGCCCTCCATATACCTTTGGTTTTCAGCAGATTGGCACTTCCACGGGCATTGTTAGTCCGAACGCTTGGATCGCATACAACAACAGCGTGTTTTGGATGGGCCAGAACTCGTTTTATGTGTTTGCTGGCGGCGTCAACACGATGCCGTGTTCTGTTCAGCGGTTTGTGTTTGATAGTTTATCAGAAGATCAATCACGCAAAGTGTTTGCGTGCCTTAATCGTGAATTCCATGAAATCACATGGTTTTATCCGACCAAGACGATTGAAGACACGACACTTAACGGCGCGATTGGCGCGGCGGACACCACGATTACTGTTGCAACCACCGCAGGTTATCAGGAATCAGGCGAGATTCTGATTGGTAGTGAACGTATTACCTACACTGGTAAAACGGATACTCGATTCACAGGGTGTACTCGTGGGTATGCGGGTACAACGGCAGCAGCCCATGCGGATGACGCGGCAGTTTCTGAAAATGCCGGAGATCCGGCTCTTGAACCCTGCCGTTATGTTACATACAGCATTCTTGAGCAGACGTGGTGGGTGGGCCGTCTTGAGCGCACTGCTTGGAAGGATAAGGGCGCACTCAAATACCCGATTGCAACAAACCGTGGCGGTTATTTGTTCAACCATGAGTTCGGGTATGACGCTGAAACCGATCCGCTGGTAGCCTTTATTGAGTCTTCTGATTTTGATTTGGGTGAAGGGGATCAGATGATGTTTATTCATCGGGTCCTCCCTGACTTCACTATTGACTCTGGCAGTGTTGATCTTAAATTCCGCAGCCGGTATTACCCACTGAGCAGTCAAGTAAATGAAACAGTTGGTAATGTAACCAATAGCACCACCAAGATTGATACTCGTATTCGTGGGCGTCAAATGGCGTTCCGTATCGAGAGTGACGAAACCGGTGATTGGTGGAAGTACGGCTCTACTCGTATTGATCAGCGTCCGGATGGCCGCAGATGAGCAAGATTCTCAATCTTAAATTCCCATCTTCTGCGTCCACTGAGCCTAACGCACAGCAGTTTAATCAGCTGTTGGCTGCGGTTCAGCAGATTGTGTTGCAGTTAAATAGTGCATACACCCCGCAAGCAACGGAAGATAACCAAACTGAATTGGACTGGTTCACCGGCCACATGGGTCCGGTTTCTCGCTCCACGTTGGAAGATCGTGGCACGTTTGCTCACGGTATGTTTTACGACACGACCGATCAGACACAGACAGCGGTAAATACGGCCAAGGCGATTACGTGGAATTCCACCGCTTACGCCAAGCACATTTCCGTGGGATCTCCGACTAGCCGGATCGTATTTTCCAAGGCAGGGCGATACAAGGTTGAGTTTACGGCGCAGCTAAATTCAAAATCTGCTAGTGCAAAGACTTTTTATTTCTGGCCTCGGATTAACGGGGTAAACGTCCCCGGTTCGACGATGGAAATCACTACGCACGATAATCTTGAAGCAAAAACAGTAGCCCGCGCGGGGATTTTTGAGGTGAATAACGGAGATTACCTCGAAGCGATGTGGGAAGTAAACGACACTAACGCCAACCTAGAGGCGTTTGCGGCCTCTGCGGTGCATCCGGCTGTGCCTTCTGTCACATTAGTTATTACGAGTATTGAGCATGGCTAATAGGTACTTCCGCGATCACCTCGTTCCAGACGCTTCAACCGAAACGGATCTGTACACGGTTCCTGATATTACCACGGCTGTGCTGCGATCTTTGCGGGTTACGAACGCCAACGCCAGTGAAACCAGTATTACGGTTTCTGAATATGATTCTGGCGGCTCCCAGCGGTATTTGCTTAAAGATTACCCATTGTCTCCGGACGGCACGATCGACGTGTTCAATGGCGTTCCTTGTATACTTGAAGCGGGGGACAAGATTACGGTAGAATCGTCCGTGGCCACAGTTCATTTTTACCTGTCGTATCTTGAAGTGGATCGCACTCAGGTTAGTTTCTAATGAAAATCTATACTTCCATTGAATTTCAAATGACGGGGGATGGGCTTGAAGAAGTCCGGTCCGAGTCGTTTGAGTACAATGGGGAAGTCGCGGAAGCTAAAGGCGGCGGTGGAAGTCCGCCCCCACCTAAACCAGATCTAAGTGGTACCTTCAGCACAGACACAAACCGGTTGTGGTTGTCAAACCCAAACGCTAAAGGCACGCAGTATTCGTATGATCTTGTTACCGGAAAAATGTATTCTGGTAACAACCCAATGGACCCCACCTCAAAAGCGTTTCAGGACAAGAGCGCGCAATTTCTTGATAATTTTCAACGCCGGGGCATTGGTCAGGATTATTTACTTAATGCCGGGGGCGGCAATGCTTTTACTTCCATTGGTGGGATTACTAATCGGTTAAACGAGTACACATCAACCGCCGATCAACTAAAGAATAATTTAGAAGATTTTAGCACGGTAAAAAGCAATGTTGGTACGCTTCAATCGGGTTTAAAGAGTTTAACTGGAAGATACGACACGCTTGGGAAAGATGTTGGGGCGTTCAAGAATGACTTCAGCTCGTTTAAGAATTCGTATCAGAATCAGCAACAAGATTACGCCGATCGGTTTAATAATTTAACCACTGGTATTGGCTCGTTGTCGGCAGATTATGACGATCTTTCCGATTCTGTTAAAGGGCTAACCACTAATTACGGCAATCTATCGGATTCTGTTAGTGGGTTGACGGATAACGTTGGTATATTGTCTACTGATGTTGGGGCTTTGAAGAAAGGGATTGGTTCAGCCATTGATGGCGTTAGTAGTCTCAAATCCGGATTAACCACCACCAATTCAACAGTAAAGGATTTGCAAGTTGGGTTGGGTACACTTGGGGCTGATCAAGAAACTATGGCGGACACTATGAGTCAGTTCCAAAATAATACCGCTGATTTCTCAGAGGGTGTTTTAAACCAATTTAACAATGTTGACACACGCATTACGGGCGTTGAGTCCGACTTAACCGATCTTGCTAATAAGCCGTCGTACACCGGAATTTCAAACGCATTTTCTGGAGGTATGACGCTAGGAACGGTTAATCCATATTTGTCTAATTCTGCTTCGACCTACTCCAACCCGTACGCCGTACAAAACAATCCATATGCGGCACAAAACAATCCGTACATTCAAAACAACTATAATTCTTCATTTGGATCAGGCATAACAGCAGCATCAAATCTGATGAATAACGGTTTTTCATCATTTAATTCATCGCCATTTTATAACTTAATGAGCTTTGGAGGATTCTAAAATGGGTACAGAATATCAAAATTACTACCATTGGACCATGCCGGACGGTAGTGTTGTTCAAACAACTACAGCAACTCCTCCAGAAGGATATATTGGCTTAAGTCAAGGTCCTCAAGGTGCTGCAGGCGCTCGTGGGCTCGATGCTTTACCGGAAGCGTTTAGTGCGCAATACGGGTGGGCAAATCCGTATATGCAGACGGATGCGGCATACCAACCTCCGTCTGTTCCTGCGGCACAGCCACAAGCTCCGCCAACGACAATGCAGGGACAGCAACGAATAAACCCGATTAGTTTGATGTCTCAGTATAGCGGTTCTTCCCCTAGTGCTTTAATGAGCATGAAAGCAGAACAGCTGCGACCGCAGGGGCCTAGTTGGAAAATGGGATGATTATTGAATTAGTCCCAATTTATGCAGCAACAGATGTTTGGGACAAAGTTCAACATCAAATTGAAAAGACGAATGATGCAGTACTCAACGATGAGGATGTGTTAGGATTCTTGCAATCAGGCCAATGGAGGCTTTGGGTTGCGATAGAAAATGGTATCGTTGTGGCAGCAATGACGGTAGAATTTTTCTACTATCCACGCGATAAAGTTTGCCGGGTCGTTACGATGGGCGGCGAGCGTATGAAAGAATGGCTTACTTCGGATACGATTCAAAAATTCGAAGACTGGGCTAAAGAAGAAGGATGCTCTTACATTGATGTGTTTGGGCGTCGTGGGTGGAAGAAGGTTCTTCCGGGCTATGAAGAAGACTGTGTCTTACTGAGGAAAGCAATATGAAGGTCTACACCTCTATTGAGTATAAGATGACAGACGAAGGGCTGGAAGAAGTCGCTTCTGAATCTTATGAATACGAAGGTCCTGTCGCTGAAACCAAAGGCGGTGGCGGCGGACAAAATACCATCGTAGAACGTCATTATTACTATGACGGTGGTCCGGGCTCTGAAGCGAGTATGGATCGTGCTACAGGCATCACAGGTGAAACTGGCGCACCGAATCTCGGTACCTCTGGTATCGCTTCCTTGAACCCAGCGGACACTACTGCAGGACTAATGCCTTCTGGTTACTCTCCAGACGCTACTGGTGGAATGACTGGAGGCACAATGACTCCTGCTGCAGCACAGCCTGTAACAGGCGCAATCGCTCCAGTGATCAACTACTCAAATCCGTATGAGTTGATGAACCAGATGCAGCCTCCGGCTGGTGTCGCAGGAATGAATCCTAATAACCCGATGGTTTAAGGAGAACGACATGGCCATGCCTTGTCCTGAAAAGATGGCGCAATTACCGATCGATGATCGGTATAAGCAAGCTATTGCTGCATTTTGTTCTGATCCGCAAAATGAATCTGCGTGTCAGCTTCTTTGTGATGCGCCACCAGATGTCATCATTCAGAAATTTGAACAGGTTGAAGACGAGCTTGCTTCTTATGTGGAAGAAGGAGTTCCCCCTGATTTAGCTGCCGTCGCTCAACAGCAAGCTCCTGAGTTTGCTCAAATGGCCGGACAGTTTCTTCAGGAAAAGGGTCCAGACATTCTAGCGCAAGAACGCTCTAGTCGTCAACCTCAGGGCTTTGCACGTGGTGGTCTTGCTTCTCTTGGTCGCTTTGGGGACCGGAATATCGCTCACGTTCAAAAAGGTGAGATGGTTGTTCCTAACCATGTCCTTAATGACACTCCGGGTCTTCGTGCAGAACTCAGTGCATTGATGGCTCGTCGCGGGGCGGATCCTGCTCGCTATACTGTTGGTGGTAGAAAAGCATCTTACAACCCTCGTACTGGTCAGCAAGAATTCTTTAGTCTTGGAGGTATCATCGGTGGCGTTGTAGGTTTCGCGGTCGGTGGTCCGATCGGTGCTGCAATCGGTGCCGGTGCAGGTACCATGGTTGATACTGGGGACCCTCTTGAAGCTCTCGGCATGGCCGCAGCTGGTTTCGGATTAGGTACTTTTGCAGCGGGCGCTGGGTTTGGCGCTGGTGCGCTTGGAACTGGGACAACTGCTTCACAAGGGTTAGCCGCTTCTGAAGGTGTTTCTGCTCTCGCGGTTCCAGCTTCTGAGAGTGCGTTGGCTTCTGAAATCGGGTTACTTGGTGCAGAAAGTTTCTCTGGAATGGCTCCGGCTGCTATTGCTCCAACTACTGCGGGTGTTGGTGGCGGAGTGCTTGGAGGAGGAGCTGTTACCGGCGGGGAGTTGATGATGGGGGGGCTTGCCGAAAGTGCGATCCCAACAGCTTCAACCATGTTCCCTGCAGCGGCTACAGCTCCAGCCGCCACCACCGCAGCTTCTACGGGCGGTAGCACTTTCCTTGGAAACCTTGGTTCAAGTGCCGCTGATTGGTGGAAAAATAGCTCAATGCTTGAAAAAGCCGGTGCACTTTCCTTAGGCTCTACGGTCCTCGGTGCAACAGGCATGCTCGATGCAGAGCAACCGCAACGTCCTGCTGGGTATGACCTTCAAACAGATCCTTCTGCTAAGTATGGCGGAAAAGAGTATGAAACTCTTGGGCCGGAAGATCTATTTGGTAATATCGACCAGTATGGCTCTGGTATTCCCGGTTCTCCCGGAAACCCGCTTCAATATGGCGCAGCTATTAGCGCCCCAAGCGGGTATTCCTACGCACAAGAATTGATGCAATACGGTTCTCCGGTTAATATGCAGGCTCAAAAAGATGCGTATAATTATTCCGTTGCTCCTTATGGCAATGTTCCAAGATATGTAGCCAACGGTGGCCATGTTCGTGGTCCGGGTACTCCAACCAGTGATTCCATCCCTGCATATTTGAGTGATGGTGAATTTGTAATGACAACAAAAGCGGTTCGAGGAGCAGGTAACGGCAGCTTGCGCGATGGTGCAAAACGCCTGTATGCTATGATGGACGAGCTTGAAAGGAGAGCCTGATGGCTGACCAAAATTCCTACGTCGAACAGGTAACGCGACAGGCCCCCTTTCTTGAAGACTATCAGCGTCGTCTCTTAGCGTCTACTCAGACCCTTACCGATCAGCCATATGCTCAATATGGTGGAGCGCAGCTTGCAGGTTTTTCTGCAGATCAGCTCGCTTCCTTTAATCTTGCTCGACAAGGTATTGGTTCTTACGCACCTTTTCTAGCTGAATCTGGTGTTTATGCTCGTGGTGCGCCACAAACATTTGCAGCTGTAGTTCCTGAAGCAGCTAATCTGTACCGTACTTCAACGGGTCAGTATGGTGTACGGGGGACGGGGACAGCTGGGGCGTTTGCTCCGATGGCCACGCTCAATGCTCCAACAGCGTTGGGCCGCCAAGCCGTAACCGGGGCGGGCGCATTGGGGGGTACAGGACTGCAATCCACCGTAGGTGCAGGTGCGTTAGGCGGTACTGGTCAGTTTACCCCGATGGCCATGAATCAGGCGGCATTGGGTAAAGCCGGGATTTTGGGTGCAGGTGCCGCTGGTGGAATCGGTACGTTCCAAACACAAGCATTTGATCCAACCCTCGGTACAGCAGCGTACATGAGTCCGTATTTGCAGCAAGTAAAAGATGTTGCAATGGCGGATATTAACCGCGAAGCGGCTAAAGCTATGCAGGCACAAGCGGCACAGGCTAGTGCAGCGGGAGCTTTTGGCGGCGCTCGGGAAGGCGTACAACGCGCAGAAATGCAGCGTGGAATTCTTGGTGAGAAAGCAAAAGCTCTCTCAGGAATCCAGCAGGCTGGGTACGAACAGGCACAACAAGCAGCGATGTCCGAATTCGCTCGTCAACAAGCCGCTTCTCAGCAAGCGTATGAAGCGCAGCGTCAGGCACAGTTGGCAGAAATCGGTCGTGCTACCGGTCAAGATCTACAAGCGTACGAAGCGCAGCGTCAGGGGATACTCGGTGAGACGGGTCGTCTTTCTCAGCAGCAACAAGCGGCATATGAGGCGCAGCGTCAGGCGCAGTTGGCAGAAATCGGTCGTGCTACGGGTCAATCACAATCTGCATATGAAGCGCAGCGTCAAGCCCAGCTTGCAGAAATTGCTCGTGCTACTGGCCAAGGACAGCAGGCGTATGAAGCGCAGCGTCAGGCGTTGTTGGCTGAAACAGGTCGTCTATCGGGTCAACAGATGTCGGCACAAGAAGCGGCTGAACAGCGTCGCTTGCAAGAATTTGCTCGTCAACAGGCTGCGGCACAGCAGGCATATGAGTCTCAACGTGCAGGTCAGCAAGCGGCGGCAGCCGGTATTGCTGGATTGGGCGCACAAGGTGCAGGTCTATTGCAACAGGCTTCCAGTCAGATGGCGGGTCTGGGCGGTCTGACCCAACAGTACGGTGCAGCTGATGTAAGTATGTTGAGCCAGTCGGGTGCATTGCAACAGCAGCAGATGCAGAAAGCTCTCGATGTGGACTACAGTAAGTTCCTCGAAGCACAAATGCAGCCGTATCAGCGCATGGCATTTATGTCAGATATTTTACGAGGCGTACCGTCTACTCAGTCTAGTCTTACTGCCTCTTCTGCTCCGGGCGCAAGTCCTGCGGCTCAGGGTATTGGAGCATTAAGTGCGATTGCAGGTATGGGCGGCTCGGAGGGCTTCGGTTGGTGGGGCGGTGATTGATGCCTACTCAAGGACAGGTAGATGTTGGTCTACCTACTCCGCTTCCTAGCGGATCATTAAACTCTAGATTTGCGAAGCAGGCGATCTCTCCGCCACTTCCACCGGTACAAAAGGGTGAGCAGATGAACCCATTGCTACAACTTGGATTAGGTCAACTTGCAAGCTCTTTGTACGAAAGGAGTCCAGCGAAGCCTTGGGTAGACAAAAATGTGGTTGACCCGGTACTGAACTTTATCGTACCTCCGGCAGAAGCCTCGATTGATCCTACCGGCGGTAAACCTACTGCGGCGTTTGCGGGCGTAAAACCTTCCGAAGCGATTCAACCTCCGGAAGCGGTATCTCCTAACCTGCCCCCGGTTCAGGTTGCAACGGACGTAACTCCAGAAGATGAGGTTTCTGCGGAAGCTCGTATAAAAGATTACACCGACGCGGCTAATTTTCTTGAGCAAGGTGGCGAAGTACCAGAAGGGTACGATCGTGATTCGTTGATTAAAGACTATCGTGATGCGGCTTCTTATTTAGAAAGCGGCATTCTTAGCCTTGACGATCTTCCTCGTGTTACTGCAGCAGAAGAAGCTGAGGGCGAGGAGCCGTTTGTTGGTGCTAATCGTGAACTCTTCCAAGCAGCGGCGTCCAAAGTTTCAGAAGAAACTGCTGTTAAGATGGCTGAGCAAGCTAATCAAGGGGATCTTGAAGGTGCGTTGAACACCGCTCTAAATATCAAGAAGGAAGATGTAGATAAGTCCGATCTTTCTGATGAAGAGAAGGCTGAAGCTAAACGTGATTACGAAGTCTTCGGTGGTGATCCCTCTTCTTGGTTACTTGATTTCGGCCTTGCGATGATGGCCTGTAATAAGCCGAGCTTTATGGAATGCTTCGGCACGGCAGGTCTAACCGCACAGAAGTCTGCGAAAGAACGCACTAAACTCAAAACGGAAAAAGAACTCTTGAGCATGAAGAAACTCAAGGGCGAGATTGATCTAGCGAAGGCTCTGAAGGGCGATTACGATCTTAAGTCTATGTCCTTCATGAATCCGGAAACCGGACAACGTGATTTTGGTACGGTTCGTCAGAATAAAGACAGCGGTAAGTTGGAAGTGTTGAATCCAAACGGTACGGTTCGTTTTGAACTTGATCCGGTTGGTGCAATCACCCTTTCGTCTCAGGCGGATCTTCCGGCTGGTGTTGCAGGGTTCACTAAAGATGATGAAAAACGCTGGGCTGAATTGAAGCTTAAGAAGGACGGGGCGATTAAATTCCTCGGTCTTGCAGAACAGCAAAAAGCGGCGTTTCAGCAGGGCGATATTATTCAGCAGCCGGTTATTCGTGAGCTTCTTATCACGGGTAAGAGTATCGAAGAAGGTCTTCCGGTTGCAGCGAAGATGCTTGGGTTTGGCGAGATGGGTATTGATGACGATCTTGCTCAAAAGCTCAAGGACGATCCGAACTATCTCGATAAATACCTTCCGGCGTATGAGGGTGAAACCAAGACCTTCGGTGAAGCTTTGGGCGGTAACGAAGCATGGAAGGCTGCAAACTATGCTCTTGCAATGAGCTTGGCAGCTTCTAGAAACGATACCGGTCGTGCGCTATCCGATGCGGATATGCAGCGTTACCTCACCGAAGTAGGTGCAGGGGTCAAGACCCGTGAAGGCTATATCCAAACTTTGGATCAGCTCATTCAGCGTACCAAGGACGATGTTTCTTCACAGTACATTAACTTCTACCGTGACACAGGGAACAAGGACGTTGCGGATACCTTCTTGTCGAACTATCAAGGTTCCGGTAGAGGCTTTTGGGACTTTACTTTCAGTCAGCCTGAGTTCCAAAATCTGTATGGTGGTTTGTTATATGGTGGCCGTAGACGCGCTCCGGCTGCTCCGGCTGCTGCACCCGGTGCAGTACCTCCGGGAGCGAATCCTTACTCTCAGTTTGATCCGGCCCCGACTCGTTAAGGTTTTAACATGGCTCAAAATCTTCCGCCGATTGAAGCAATCGACTACCTTCGGGATAATCCTGACAGCCTAAGTCAGTTTAATGAGCATTACGGGACTGAGATTAGTCCTGATGCTCTTGGTGTGCTTCAACAGCAGGGAGACTCTACCGAGTTTTACAACTACTTCTTTGGTCCTCGTGAGCAGTATCAAACTGAAACGGCTCGTCGTCAAGAAGCAGAACAGAAAGACTTTGGTACGGAGATTGACACAACGGTCGGCAACATTATTTCTGAGCTGACGACTAAGAATCAAGAAATCGAAGCGATTAAGCAGGCTGAACAGCTTGAAGAAGCAAAAGGTGGCGCAGGCACTTCCTTATTTGGAATGGGCTTGGAGATGGCGGGCGTTAAAGAAGGTCCAGAATCTCGTGCAGCTCGCCGTAGTGGTGTAGATCTTGATTGGGGGCGTAGTGAATCTGGTTCACGGTTGCAGAGCATCGGTGCTGCAGTCCCAAGTAATTCACTAAACTATTCCGTACCGTATATTCTTGATCGTGAGTATCAGCTTCAACCGGGCGATCACGATTATCAGTTGGGTAAAGAACGCTATACCGGTGGGGTTCAGTTTGTAAATCCGATTACGAATCGTCCTACCCTTTTTGAAGATCCGACTAATCTAGACGTCGAAGATGTTTTAACGGGTCTTAAAGAAGAAGCCGTAATTACTGCAGGTATGCTTCCGGGATTCGTGTTCGGCGGTCCGATGGGAAGCTATGGGGGCATGGCTCTCACTTACGGTACTTACCGTGGCAACCAGCTTGCGAACCTTTACGATGAAGGCGTTCTTGATCCTAAAGCGTATCAAGATTATGTAGATGTTTTGCAACAAGCTGCGATAGACACATCTTGGGTAGTCGGTGGAGCGGTAGCTTTTGATACGGTTTTGGGAATCGGTAGACGTATGTTTGCTGGCCGCAATATTCCCGATGAGGATTTGCGTAAGCTCGTTACCGATGCCTATGACGCCTATAAGCGTGGGGATGTTGGTGGCCCTGAAGGTCAGGGGATCTTTGGCCCTGATCCACTAACCGCAAATGTAGCCGCTGCGTATGCGCGTGATCGTGCTACGATGCTGCAAAATAATGATCCGGTCATCATGGCAGAGATTGAAGCTCTGCGTAAGACGAAGTTTACTCAAAAGGGTAAAGATCGTGCGGAACAAGAGTTCCGTGATCAGGTCGGTCGTCAGGTCCAACTTTCTGAACAGATGCTTACCCTTCAGGGGGCGATGCGTGATGCAGCGAAGAACGATCAGTTCATGAAACTGTTCAACGCTGGCGGTGAGGTTCGTAGGAATCTGCTGCAGCGTTTAGGTGAATCGTTAGGTGTAAGCAAAGATGCTGTAGACACCCTTTTGAAGCATCCGATTTATCAAAAGGATAACACCGCTGCTCGTCAATCTGCAGGTCGTCAGGCGCTTAGCAACATTCAAGAGTTTCTTGGTGGTAAGGAATTAGCGCAGTCTAAGCAAGCCCTCGCAAATCGTGAACAGGCGTTTAAGAATTGGATGTCCGGCATTGAGGCTCAAGCGGGTCCTCAGCGTGCAGGGCGTACTTCTTTGAAAGAAGGTCTTGCAGCACATGAACAGTATTTAGATACGACTCGTGCAACTCTAGAAAACGATGTTCTTCCATCGCTGTTTCCAGAAGGTACGTCCTTCGATACGACCCGTCTTGGAGTGTACCTCTTAGATCGTCGTGCTGAAGTTGAAAAAGCTGGTGGTCCGCTATCCCGTCAAAAGATGCAGTGGATTGATAATCAGCTGGAAGCCTTGGATTCAGGTAACGGTTCTTATGAATCGTTGATGCAGTTCCGTAAGGATTATAAGCTGCAACAGGGTCAAGTAGCTAACGAACCGAATATCGGTCAGCGTGAGTATCTCACGGGTCTTCAGCGTGAAATTGATAATGTTCTCACTGAAGGGTTAGATGGTATTCCTGATCCTACCGGACAGATCGCAAAAGTACGAAACCGTATGCAAACGGTTCAAGAGGATGCCGATGGCTTCCGTACTCGAATCGTGGATAGGTTGTACGGTCAGAAGGGCGGAAAGATTAAGTTTACTGAAGACGAGACTCTTTGGAAAAATCTATCTAAGCTCGATACGGATGAGATCTATCTTGTTCGTAATCTCATGGCCGAAGAAGCGACTAAACAAGGGGGTATCGGTCCGTCTCGTTTAGGTGATGTCGAAAACGCTCTACTTGCTCAGTACTATGAAAAGGTGATCAAGGGTAATAAAAACAACCCTGATCGTATTGCACAGCAAGCAGAAGAATTCTTTAACGATCTGTCTCCGCAAGGCGAAAGCAATATCTCTTTGTTTAATGCTTTCTTTGGAGAAGAACAGACCGCTGCATTGCGTAGAAGTGTTCCAGAAGCGGTTGATTCGATCTCTCTTTGGCGAGATGGCGTTAAGGCACTTGAGCAAAAGATTGCTCGTAGCCCTGAGTTAAAAGGCATCAGCCTCAGTGAACCTGAAAAGTTTTTCCAGCAGACGTGGAAAGGCGGCGACCTTACTCGCACACAACGCCTGTTTAAGATTCTGACTAATCCAGACGGCACTCCGGTAGACCCGAGTGTCATGGAAAATTATCGTGCGTATATCGCTCGTGATCTGATGGATCAGGCGGGCGTTACCGGTAAAGCGGGTCAGATCGAAAAAGATCTTCTTGATCCAGCCAAGCTCGATGAGTACCTCAATACTTACGGCGAACAGTTGCGTGTTTTCTTTGGTGATGACTTCGTAACCGGTCTTCGTAATATTCAAAAAGCTGCGGACCTAACTAACATCGGTCCTTCTCGTATTGCAAGAGGTGCAGACGCAGGTCTTCAAGGTCGCAATATGGAGGCTGAAGCAAAAGCCTTTAAGGATCTTGTTCGCGCCTATGTCGGTATGTTTACTCGTGCGGGCCGTATGTTTACTGCGGTAACTCGCATCGGTGGTAAGTTTGGTACGCAGGAACTCAATCAAGAGTTGCTGGATATGCGGGGTCTTGCCGAGCAGATTCGTAAGCTCAACCGCTTCGATAATCCGTATGTTCGTCAGACTACTCGCAACCTCGGTGCAGTATACGCAGCTTCCGGTCGTCATCCGATTAAGGATGCAGTTGATTCAGAGCCGGTGTACGAGGGTGCTGAACAGAACACTCGTAAGGAGCGCGAAGTAACTCCGAACTGGTATTGGGAAGAACTGCTTCTCGCCTTTCCGCTTAACGAAGACGATCCTACTTTTGAAGAGTACAAGGCAGGTTCCGTTCGTGTTCAAGAGCCGGGGGCAGATACCAAAGAGATGGAGCGTCAGCTGCGGAACGAGTACAACCGCTTCATGAACTGGCGTCGTGGTCAACGGACCCGGATGAAAAATGATCCGACCGTAGATCTTCCACCAAGGACCACGGCCCCTGTACAACCGCAATCGAGCATCGACTCAAGCTATTTTGAGCCTCAAAAGACTCCCATGTCTGCATTAGCTTCATTGCCTAAGCCGCAAGCTGCACCGAAGCAAGGTGGAATCGGAGGCTTGCTGCCACCATCTATGCGTGAGCCGGGATCAACTTTGGCGATGGCTGCGCAACAGCGTCAGCCGAAGATGCTAGCCGACGGTGGTCTTGCAACCAATGATGTAACGATTCACGATTACATGGCTAAGGATCCCTACAAGGATCGTACTCTTACAGATTATGCAGGTATGCGTGCAGAAGCAGCATGGCTAACTGGTCCATTTAAACACAATACGCAAACCGGTGGGTATGGTCTCCGTGCAGGGGTTGAGAACGACGCAACTCAGCACGCTAAGATCTACAAAGAAGGGGCCAGCCGAATCGCTGCTCGTATTCCTGACGTAGATACGAATATGCAAGGTTCCTTGTACGACCGTTCTAAGAACTTTTTGGGTGGCTATGACTTCGCTAGACGTGAACTCCGCAAGAAGGGTAACACGGGCGATGCTCCAAAAATGGCGGAGCTTTATCAAGCTAGTGATTATCTATCCGGTTCTGGTCAGTTGAGCGATATACCTAGCTGGGTGCCAAACTGGATGATTCCGCCCGCGTACCGTGGTCCACGAAACGAGGACACTATGGCGGATGCGGTAGGCGATTATTATGAAAACCTCGCCGGTATCAAACAGGCAGAAGAAGATTACAAGTCAGGTATTTCCTACTACGGCATGGACGATCTTGACGCCCTAGTTGATAAGTCGATGGAGTGGGGTTCTAAGAATAAGCGTAAGCGTATCGAAATTGGTAAAGGCCGTCGGTAATGGCGCTTCCTATTGTTCCTCCAAGCCCCGCACTCTCTTCTGGGATTCTTGCGTCTAGCGCAGCCCAGCGTGGTGAGCCTGTAGAAACAGGAGAGAGCCGTCCGTACCTTCCTTTTGGATTAGATCAGTACATGACCGATCCGAGCTTACTTGCTCTCGGTCAGTATATCGTTCCGGGAATGGCTGCAATCCAGTGGGGCGGGGGCGGAGTACAGGAAGGTCCGACAGACGAGCCGCTACCTCCTCTAGATCCGTATACGAACCCCGGTTTAGCTGCCGCAGATTTCCTACCCGGTCGTACCGAGTATCCGGTAACGCCGCCTCCTACGCCCTCTAGAACCGAGCTACCGATTCAGGAAGCAGGGTCCACGAAGTACGAAACGCCGTCCGTGGAACAGGGACCTTTGACCATGTATAAACTGGACGAAGGCGAGATTTACCGTAAACTCAATCAGATTGAAGATCAACGAGACGAAGTAGAGAACGATTACGATTTCAGAGAAAGGATGCTTGATCGTGATCTTGAATCACGCGAATATAATCGAGAACTCTTTGGAAGTCCTACCGGAATTCAGGGTGCGCGTGAAGCTAAAATTGAAGCAT